CGATTTGGCCCATATTGCCGGCTGCCGACCAGACGCCGAGGACCGCTTGACCCTCGGGCTGCCGGGACGCGCGCAGCACCGGTGAGGTGTATTCGATCTTGATCGGGCTCCCAAGCAGCGAGGGCGGTGGCGGGCGGTACGCCCCACGGCGCCAGTTGATCCGGAAGGTCCGGTTGACGGCGGGGTCGAGCAGCTCGCCTTTGATGCGGGAGAGCATGGGCGCCATCAGGCGCTGGGCCTCGGCGGAGATTTCGAGGACTTGGGTAGCCGTCATCCGAGGATCTTTGAAAAGCTGGAGCAGGGTGGCGAAGAAGGCTTCGCGCACCGCGTTGCGCTTTTCTTCGAGTAGTTCCTGGGTGATGGGGAAAAGTGTCCCAGTCGGGAGGGGCTGGATGATGCTGCCCCGTGCCCGGATCAGCATATCGGCGCGCACGACGTTGAGGCTGTTCGGGGCGCTGCGGAGCTGGGTCATTACGCCATCGTCAGGGACCAGAAGGGGCGGCTCTACGGCCTTTTGCCCCATCTTCATGATCGAGCGCATCATGGCGTTGAGCGTCTTGCCATCCGGCAGCGTGACCCAGCCGGGGCCGCGCCCGTAGACCTCGCCGGCTTCTTTGCTCCAGCGGGCGACGTGGTAGGGGAGTTCGAAGAAGCCGGACTCGCTGAGAAACTCCTTTTTCCCCTGGAGGGTCATGTAGACGCTGCGCCAGGGCTTTCCAATCCGCTCGATCGGGACGCCGCTGGTGGGATCGGTGGACTTGTGGACCAGGTGGAGGATCTCGAATTCCTTCTCGGGCTTCTCGGCCAGCGCCTTGTTGACGTCCTCCGAGCGGGTTCGACCTTGCTCATTGATCGCAAAGGCCAGCGAGCATTGGCGTGCGGTGTACTTGAAGCGCCGGAACACGGTATCGACCCGGCCCCGTTCGTCTTCTTTGAGGTAGATCTCTCCCAGCGGGCGGGCCAGGTAGTAGGCCCCTTCGACTATGTCTTCGAGCGTCATGAGGACACCGGTTCCAAAGCCCGTGATGTCAAAGAGCTGCTCGGAGAACATGGAGGCCCACTGCGCCTGCGGTCGCTGGAAGCTCCGAAGCGTCACCTTCGTAACGTGCTCGTACCAAGAGACGACTTCGGGTTGTTCGAGGAGTTTCTGGTCCTCGGGTCGGACATCGAACCAGGCGGTTTCCGGGTTGGCTAGTAATCCTTGGAGACCCCCAGCGAGCATGATCTGGGATTGCCGCATGGTGGTATCGAGGATGTCGACGGTTCGACTGCGGCCAGGAGTCCGCTCGGTGGTGAAGTCGCGGCGACCGAGTCCTTCGTCGCTGATCTGTTGCCACTCGCTGTCGTAGTTGACCCGGATATCGCGCGCCAGGTTGAAGGCGGCGTTGATGTCTTTGGCTGTGACAAGCATCTACGTAGTTCCGAGAATCGAGATGGGATCGGAGGCGAAGGGATCCGTCTCGTCTTGACTGACTCCAATGATCTGGGGTGCGCCGAGTTCGAGATCGACGAAGGTGTCGCCTGCGAAGATGGCTTGTCGTGCGCCTTGCCGGCGTTGGATGTCGGAGACTTCGAGATCGGCGGCGGCTTGTGTCTCGTCTCCGACGTTGAATACCCCACCGGGTTTGGGTGCGAACTTGTTGAAGGCTCCGACTTGGGCAGCGAGGTTGGTGGCGTAGGCAGCGACGGAAACCACGGCTAGGCTGACTTGTGCGATTGTGATCGGATCGGCCATCTCAGGTTGCGCTTCCCAGAATCAGTTGCCCTCCAGGGCCAAGATTTCCAGCACTCGGGGAGCGTGGCGCTGAACCGACCCCACGCTTGCGGCTGAGCTGTTCGACCAGGGCGTTACGGCGCAACACTTCCTGGCCGAAACGGGCGTTGCCCCCTACCGAGCGTTGACCCACCGGCACGACGTTATTGCCTCCGGTGGTTGTCGCCAAATCGCCATCGGGGTCATCGGGGTTTCTGCCCTCTCTGCCCGGTTGTAGTGCTCGGAGTAAAGGACTGAACCCGTTTTGCGGGAGACTCATTGCATTCTTCCCCCTGGTCGGAGTACATCGTAGCTTTCCATCACCGGCTGCCTTCCCTGGTAGAGATCGCGGGGTCGGCCTCGGGCGAATCGTCGCATCATGTGACCATATCGAGTGGCATCCATCAAGTCATCTCTCTTTTTGACGATCAGGCCGTCTTTGCGGTGGTAGGTCCGGTACTCTTCCCACCATTGGAGCAGATGACGAGCGACCTTGAGGGCACCCCGCCGCATCCGGTTGTCGAGCGCCGTGATGGAGGGTTCGACTGCGTAGCTCTCAGTCACCTCGGAGATTGCGTGCTGGTACAGCATATTGACGCCCTCTCTCCGATACAGCTCGGCGTATTCCTCTCCCGTGCCGCGATCGTGAATATGGGCGTCATGAGGCCAGGCTACTGGAATCCAGGCCCCACGAGTCTTGATGGCTGAAGCATGAGTGGAAATCATCGGATCAGTGGTTCGGTACACATCGTAGATATGGAGTACATCGGCGTCTTTGTCCCACGCCATCCATACGACTGCGGTTGGGTGAGTACCCCCACCCAGGTCGAGTCCAGCAATCCGTTGCCAGTATTCGGATATCTCGAACGGGTCCTCTTCGAGAAGCGATTCCTCCACTTGGTAGACCTTGCCACTTCCGAGCATCGGTATACCACGGGAACGGGCCTCACGCTGGTGTGCAGGATACTTAGCAACAATGCTTTCGACGCGATCATCTTCGATGTGACCGCCCTTCGATTTCACACAATCACTAACTTCCATCATCAGGTACGTGCGTTGCGGGGTGGTGGCGCGAGGGTAGAAGAGGTTGACGACTTCACTCTGTCCGAGGAGTGGAGTGAAGGTGATAATCATGGAACCATCTGTAGCGGTTGTGCGAGCGAGTGCCGCCGTGTGGTGGTCGACGGGGGGCTCCTCGTCAAGCCATATAAAATCGACCGAGTCCGACTCGAAAGTCTCGGAGTCCTGTTCGTAGCTCTTGAGTTTGCACCACGAGATGCCGCCGCTTACATGGCGGACCTCGAAGTAGTCGACTGCGCCAGCGATGGAGCGAGCTGATGCAGGTTCACCCATCAGAGTATTTTTTGGAATCCATCCAGATCCATAGTCCCTTTTGGGACCCAGCAGGATCAGCTGTATTTTATCTCGGGTGGTCGTGTTGGTTTCCCCGGCCACCCATGCGCGAATGGGCTTTGTGTACCGAAGACCAGTCCACCAGTCGGGATACAGCCCGGTCAAGTGCATTGCGGTTTCGGCGCCGCCGCCCCAAGTCTTCCCGAGCTGATTACCAGCCATGATGATACGTTCGGGAAACTTCGCACCTAGGTCGTGAAACTTTTTCTGTTTAAGGTTCGGGTTGTAGAATTTCAACTTCGAGTGGATCGCCCCTTCCAGACTCTTGGCCATCTCCAGCATGAAGCTGTGCTGGAGTTCCGGCGTGAGTCCCAAGGAGGGAGACGGCGTGGTCGAAGTCAATCCCGAGTTCCTCGCAGCGAAGTTGGATGAGCTGGGCGAGCTGTTCGGTGCTGCGGCCCTCAAGCTGCTGGATATTCACGTTGACCGCAACCGACTCCTTCTTGAACATCCCGTGGGCTTCGCTGCCGTAGAGCTCGATGGCCTTGTTGGAAGCGGAGATTTGGGAGACTTCACGCGCCAGCGAGGTGTTCTCTTGGAGCTGGCGAAGGATCTCGTCGCGGTCCCAGGTAACATTTTCGATCTGTGCGCGTGCCACTGCCGTTTTGAAAAACGCAACGCGCGCCTTGACTTCGGGGCGTTTGGCAACCTTCTCGCCTTGTTTCTTCGGTTGCTTCGATTCCTTGCCCGTGGCGAGGTAGGAGTCGGTGACGGTCATTCCCCGAATGCCACGGGCGCGGGCGTAGACTTCGTGCGCCTCGTTTTCGAGCGGACACGCGCCATCGAATTCGGAGAAGACGACGGAGATGAGTTCTGCGGCTGCGTTCTCGGTTTTGGACTTCCTACCCATCGTCCGTATCATAAGCACAACCCAAGGGGGAGGGCAAAATGGCCGTACTCAGAGCCAACATGGTTTCCGAGATTGCGAGGATCAACGCCTACACACACGGACTCGACGCACGCCGCGACCCCAAAAATGGGCTCACCGGCTTGTTCAACATTCTGGTTCGAGACACTCGGGTCGAGAAGGACAACGAAGGTCTGCGTCAGATTGATGCCGACGTCGTGACCGCACGGCTCAGCCAGCGGCCTGGCGACTGGTTCCGAAACGAGCCTGGCTCGGGTGGGGCAAGTGACTTCCCGCGCAGCGATACGGGTTCCGCAACCGGTATGGCGGAAGACGTCATCGGCGGTGGTCCGACCGACAGCATCTGATGGCAACCGTTGGGAGCAAGGGCGACGTCATCCTGGGAGCCGTTCGTGTGAACCAGGCGAAGGCTCGCGATCAGTTGAAGCGTCGGCTCCTTTCCGCCACGCCGCGCCATGTGGGCGGCTTCGATCTCCCGAGTGATTTCCGAAGCGGCATCTACGACGAGTCGCTTGACCTGGTCTTCGGTCATTCCCTGGTAACCCTAGGCGACGAGCAGGATCACGCGACGGTTCATTCGATCATCGACACAGGCCCACCCAACCTTCAAGGCGACCCGACCGAGATGCGGGTCGATTTCGATGACCTGTTCCTGCTGGACCGGGCGCCGGTATCGGCGACGGAGCAGATTGGTTTGGACTTCGGGATCTTGAAGGCACTCACCCAAGAGGGGCTCACCAATACCAATCTCCTGAACGCCACGAGCCAACCGAGTGTTATGGAGGGGGGCTTCGATCTGCCCAAATCGTTGGTCCCCACCTACGAGTTCTACGCCAGCCAGGTAGAGGGGTTCACTGCCGATCTTGAGAATCCGACCTTCTTCGATCAGGCTGGGAATCAGATTCTCCACCCTTCGGTGGATCTGGCGGATCTGCTGAAGCTCGACCCGACGCTCAGCCCATTGGGGTACTTCGGCGACCTGTTCGAGAACGCGGTGGGTACGGAGAACAAGACACGGGTATCGGAATTCTTCGTCCAGTGGTCGGCAGCCAAGGCGGACAGTCCAGGGCTACCGGGTGGCGTGCTGCCCGAGGAAGCCATCCAGCTTCAGGAGCTGCGGGGCAACACCACCCGCGCGAGTGGTTTCAGCTTGGCCCCCAATTTCTTCTACCGACCGGGTACCGGCGAGCGGGTTCGGACCAAACTTGGTGGCCCCAACGATGCGCGGACCCAGTTT